CCTAACTCAGCAGCGTGTTCGTGTATACAGTCTGGGACAACTAATCAAAGTATCCGTCAAGCATCCCCGGCTTGGCGCGGCTTAAAATGGGAGTAGCAAGGAATGCCAGATAACGACTGGGATGACCCGAACGAGTCCGAGGGCATCAAGAACATGCGAAAGCAGATCAAGGAACAGGGCAAGCTGCTCAAGGAGCAGTCTGATCTAATTGCTCAGTTTACTACCCAGAACCGTGGGGCTGTTATCGCACAGGCTCTCGCTAGTCGTGGCCTGCCCGCCAAGGTAGCAAATTTCTATCCGGCGGAACTAGGCACGGACGATGAGTCCGTTGGTAAGTGGTATGACGAGAACAAGGATATCTTTGGGCCTGCGCAGCCTGTAGTGACTCCTGAGGATGATCGTGGAACTCTTACCGAAACAGAGCGACGTGGGTATCAGGCCATGCAGGACATGGAAGCATACGACGCTCGTATTGTTCAGGACTTTAAGTCCCAAATTGACCAGATCAAGTATGACCCCGCAAACCCAGATCAGGCGGAAGCAGAGCTTCTGAGCCTGCTAAAGGCAAATGGGGTTAACCTATCCTCTATGTAAAAAGGACAAGCCTAAATGGCTAATGCATATACATCCACCAGTGCGGTGGCTGCGCTTGTCCAGACTGCATATGACCGACTGGTTGAATTCCAGCTACGTGCTCAGCCGCTCCACCGTGAGATTGCTGACAAGCGTCCTGCACAGCAGGACAAGCCGGGTTCTTCCGTGGTCTTCAGTCTGTACAACGATCTGAATACAGCCACTAGCACTCTGACTGAGAGCATCGACCCTGATGCGGTTGCCATCGGTAACCCTTCCACGGTGTCCGTGACTCTCGCTGAGTACGGTAATGCTGTACTTCGCACACGTCTGCTGAACCTGTTCAGCTTCTCCGACATCGATCCGGCTATTGCCAACATCGTAGCGTTCAACATGGTTGATTCCATTGACGCTGTAGTGCTGAATGTGCTGATCGGTGGAACTAACGTCATCCGTGAGCAGGGTGGGTCTATGGTCCTCTCTGCTGGAGCCAACGGCTCTATTGTGTCTACGGACGTTATTCAGTCTCGCGACGTTCGCGCCGCTGTGACAAAGCTTCGCACCAACAAGGCCATGCCTCGCAAGGCCGGTATGTACTGGGGTGCGATTCACCCTGAGGTGTCTTACGATCTTCGTTCCGAGACCGGGACCATTGCTGGGTGGCGTGCTCCGCACGTTTATTCCGCGCCTGGTTCTATCTGGGCTGGCGAGATTGGTGCGTATGAGGGTGCCTACTTCGTAGAGACTCCGCGCGCCTACAACGACACTACAGGCTCCAGCAGCACCCGCGTGTTCTACACCCTGTTCGCAGGGCAGCAGGCGCTCGCTGAGGCGTGCGCCGAGGACTTCCACGTGGTGATTGGCCCCGTGGTTGACAAGCTGATGCGCGCCCGCCCTATCGGTTGGTACGGCGTAGCCGGTTGGAGCATCTACCGTCAGGCAGCTCTGTATCAGGTTCGTACAACCTCCAGCATCCACACCACATAAGGTTGCTATGCCCAACATCAAGTTCTCCGCAGCCAGCTCTGCCCCTGCTGCAACTTCTATTACCGTGGCTCTCGGTGGTAGTCCGGTTGTGGGGGACTTGGTGTTGGTCTTCCTTCTCGTTGATAACGAGATCATTACGCATCAGCCAGGGTGGGCTAGTGAATTCACAGCAGCACCCAATCCATGGTTCAAGCTCGATGGGCTTCGAGCACCGGATAGCTCCACCCTCTCTGGGTGGTATCACACCTGGAATGCCAGTGATAGCGGGAATTCCGTCTCCTTCATCTTTGCCCCAGCAACATCTCTTGGAGTCGGAGATAAAGATCTCTCCACAACAAATGTGGTGGCTATTGCTGCTGTCTTCGACGGAACCAACTCCACTGCGATACTGGAGCACAGCATCTACGGATCTGGACAGGATCTAGTTATTTCTCTCCCCGCTTCTACCCTGAAGTTGGCGAGTGGGATGGCGTTGCACGCTGTGGGGACAAACGGCTCCACAGCTTCGTGGAGTGACTCTGATGGCTCTGCCACACTGGTACAAGCAATCACCCTTGGAAGCCCTGCTGCACTGTCCCTGAGCCTCTTTCAGAGGCCTAGTTCACCAGTGTCCTACCGCCCTCAGTTTACTCTGGCTGATTCTGCTAAGAGTCCTGTGACTCAAGCAGTCAGTGTAAGCGACAACCAACCACAGTTGTACAACCCTCCGTATATCGAAGAGGGGCCCATGGGGCACAATGCCCTAATGTACCGTTATCGACTCAATCGATATTTCACAGTTCTTAACAACTCTGGCACTTTCAGTGCGGTGCGCTACCAGTCAACAGACCAGCTTGCTGCTGCCACTCAGGTGTTTGTCAACAATCAACCGATCACCTCTGTCGATCGGACCAACATCCTCAACTCTGGAGTTGGGGGAGACTTCCAGGCGGTTACATGATGGCAGCCCCTAAGAAGAAGCCTGTCAAGACTGTCAAGCAGATTACACGGATGAAGAAGGCTGTACCAAAGGTATCAGCCAAAAAGGCGGCAAAGCCGTCTGTACGACCACCGACAAAGGGCCCTTCCAAGCCCAAGACCACTGGTTCTCAGGAACCTCGCAATCCAGCACCACGGCCAGGAAGCCAGTCGATCCCTTATCAGGGTCCTGGCCCAATGGGACAGGGAGGAATCTAAATGGCTGGTACGCCAGGAACTCCGCGTTTTGGCATTAATGCAGACCAGACGCCAACTGATACAAGTGCTAATGGCACCTCTGTGATGACACTCCCAAAGAGTGGTAATAAGTGGACTGAAACCCACTTCATGTATAACCCTGCTCAGAAGTCCCGTACTATGGGAACTACTCGTGGTGCTGATCCCGGCCATGATAATGCTGATGTTGAACACCAGCACAACTACATGTGCAATCATGATGGCTTCATGGGAGGAACTTCCACACTCATGAATCTTGATGAACGCAAGGTTCTGGATAACACCATTTACGCTGTTGACTGCGAGTGGGCAGATCCTGGGACTGACGAGACTTCTCCAAATGGTTGGGCCCCTGCTATGACTAGCGGAGCGTTTGACTAATGACCTGCTCTAATGGTTGCCCCACTCAGGACCATGGGTCCTACGGGGAGTGCATGCGCTCTAAGCGCCAGATGGTTGGATTTGCCCGCAGTGCCTATGGGGCTGATAAGACGCGTGACAGACTACATGAGCGGGAGCTGACTCTCTACCGTGAGCTACGAGCCCAGGGTATCCAGCCTGATGGTACAGGAATGGCTAAACTCAAGTTTGCGGAACGAATGTCAGCAGAGACCGGTATGGCTTATGGTCGTGATTTCCAGGTTGCGCCGAATGGTAAGGGTGGCTACGACTCTGTTTCGAATGAAACAGTAGCCAAGGTTACCACTGAGGTGGACAAGAGCAGCGACATGCAGGTGATTAGGGAGACAGCCCGTGCCTAGCAATACAACTACTAGCGTTCAGTCCAATGAGACTTTCTCCACGGGTGGATTTGTTTCCCTGGCCACAGGGGTTCTGAATACATCTTCGTGGAACACCGGCGTGGGGATGAACTATGCTGAAATCACTACACAGGTAGCCGGAACTCCGGCGTCCTTTACTGTTCTCCTAGAAGGCTCTGTAGATGGTGGGGCTACTTGGTCTACGATTGCTACGTGTAGCAACACTTCCGGAGAAACTCAGTTCTCCACGGGCCTCATCCAGTTCACCAGCCTTCGTGCGCGATGCAGCGCCGTATCCGGCGGGACCACACCGACCATCAATTGCGTGGTAACCACCTCGCAGACCCCGTTTACAGTCACTTCTGGTGGAAGTGGTAATGCCAGCACTGTTTCTATCGCCAGCCCTATAGATGGTAACGGAAATGTGAAGGTTAGCCAACAGGGTGCGGTTGTAGATGCTCAAACATCTAACCGTTATCAGAGTGTTTCCTCCACCGGAACATCCGCAGCTGCTCCAGCAGCTGGCACTGTTATTGCCAGCGTGGCTGTGTTTGACTTTTACTATCAGGTAGATGTGCAGGTGGGGTTTGGTGCGACTGCGGAAGCTACTGCAACGGACAACTTTGTCCTTAAGGCTGGTTCCACAACTCTCTACACCCTTCCAGCAACCAACCTGGCCAGTACAGAATCCAATAAGCTTACCTTCTATGTGAATCCTGGTGGTGCCGTTAACCTTACGGTTAATGTGGGTGCCTCTGTGGGTTCTGTCGGCTCCATTTACAAGGCCACTGTTACAGCTACTCGATTGGTTTAGGGTCCACATGCCAACTCTTTCAGATCTTGTCATTCGTGTTCGTCGAGAGCTGGCAGGGTTTTCTCAGAACCAGCAGCAATGGACTTATCTAACTTCCTCTATCGGGACTACAGACACGACGTTGTTTGTGGCTGATGCAACTCAGATCTCCCGAGGTCTAGTTGAAGTTGACGGTGATGAGCTAATGCTTGTTAAAAGCGTAAATCAGCAAACCAACACCATTACCGTTGATCCTTTCGCACGCGGATGGGATGGCACCACAGCAGCAGTCCACGCTGTAAGCGCCCGTATTGAGAATAATCCTCAGTGGCCTGCTATTCGTGTTAAGGAAGCCATCAATGATGCTATCCGCTCGGTGTATCCAGATTTGTGGGGAGTGGGAACTTACTCCTTTCCCAAGATTTCCGTGGTGTTCGAGTATCCTCTTCCGGCTGATGCCGAAGAGGTTATCCATGTTCAAAATCAACTGATCGGCCCTTCTAATGTTTGGCCCTTCTGCCGATCTTGGCGCTTTAATGGTCAGGCAGATACCTCCACCGGTCAGCTGGGAGCCACAGGTAAGTCCTTGTTCATTGCAGATGATGTAGTGCCTGGTCGGCAAGTCCTTGTTACGTATCAAAAGGAGCCCACCGAGCTTACCGGCTTCTCTGATGACTTTGCCTCTGTAACAGGTCTTCCGTCCACCGTTCAAGATGTCATTGTATATGCGGCTTGTATGAAGCTTGCACCACAGCTTGAGGGCCCTCGACTTACCTTGTCTGCCGTGGAAGCCTCTGAGCGTGCTCAGTATGTTCAGCCCGGCTCTGCGAGCCGAGTATCCCAGTGGTATCGACAGCTCTATCTGGAGCGTCTTGAGCAGGAAGCTCGCAAGCTTCGTGATCGCTTTCCACGCCCCTCGCACTACGATTTCTAACTGGAGCTCTCTATGCCAGCTGGTCAGCAGTATGCCACAAATGTTCCGCAGGCTTTTCTCAGTGTGGGCATCACCAACACGACCAACCCGATCAATGTAAACTCTTCCTCTGGTTGGCCATCCACGCCGTTCACTGCAATCCTTGGTATTGGAACCTCCTTGCAGGAAGCCATTGACGTTACTACGGTTATTGGAAACTCTTGGACAGTCACTCGCGGAATTGATGGAACCAGCGCTGTAAACCATCCGATCAACGAAACTGTCACCCACGGTGACATTGGTCGCGACTTTCGTGAAGCACGATCTCACATTGATTCTGCTGGTCCGCTAGATGCCTCCAGTGAGGCAGTTCATGGGCTCACAAACACCTCAGGCAACGTAGTTGTTGGAACCAAGCAGACACAGACCCTTACTAACAAGACAATCGACACGGCAACTTATACTGGTGCTCAGGCCATGGGAGCTGGTCTGTGGTCTGGAACCGGTGGAATCACCAACAATGGCTCTACTGGGTGGTTTAATGTAAAGGCTCAGGGAGCCGTTGGCAATGGTGTCGCAAATGACACCTCTGCTATTAACAGTACCATTGCGTTGGCTAACGCTGCGGGTGGCGTTGTCTACTTCCCAAAGGGCACATACGCTATTGGCAGCGCATTGACACCTATTCAGAGTGGTGTTGTTATCAAGGGTGATGGGAAGGGTTCAACTACCATCAAGCCTACTGCTGGGTTCCTGGCTGATGTCATCAGCACACCTATTCCGGCGGCTGCGGGGACTGTGGGATATGTTCAGAACTTTGTGGGTGTCGAGGGGATCACCATTGACGGCTCCAACATGACCGGCACTACCGCCGGTCAGGGCAATGGAATTCACTTCTACGGTGTTCGCTACAGCTTCATCAAGGATTGCAATATCACAGCAGTCCCTAACTGGGGGATCCTCTTGGATGGAGATATCACCAATTTCTCCTACAGTATTCAGGTTCAGGGAAACCGTATTATCAATGGCTCTGCCGGAATCATGACAGTGTTCTGTGAGGAGTGCTTCATTTGCTTCAATGACATCCTTCAGGCCAACCTCACTATGTCTGCTCAGCAGCCTACCTTCGCTCCGCAGAGCAACACCGGATACCTGGTCCGCCTTGTGGCGGGATACACGGAGTTGCTTGGAAATGTCATTGGGTCCAGTGGAACATTCACCAGCGCAGCTGTTCAGGTGGAGAATGCAGGACCGACTCGAATCATAGGTAATCGCTTCGACCAACCACGTTATCAGGCTATTCGGAACACAGCACCCAATGTGCTCATCCATGGTAACCAGATTGGTAATGCTTCCAGCGTGGGTTCTGTAGAGGCTATTCGAGTAGGTGCTGATAACGTCACTATCAGCGGCAACATCTTTGATGTGACCAATGGTGCTGCACATTGGACATATGCGATCCTAGAGACCGGAGCTTTCAACAACTGCACGTACTACGGAAACAACGTGGCAGCAGGAACCAGTGGGAAGTTCAGTCTAAATGCAGCTACAAAGTCCAAGGTGTTTGGGAACGCGCAGTATAACCCTGTAGGGATTGTCGGTCCACCTGCAATTCCGGCGACCACAGTTGCTTACACCAACAACTACGGATCGGATGCCACTGTCTGGGTTACTGGGGGTACAGTAACCGCGATTGCTGTTGGTGGAACTGCCACTGGGCTGACCTCTGGAACCTTCCGGGTTCCCTCTGGGCAAACTATCACACTGACGTATACTGTCGCACCTAGCTGGATCTGGTCCTTGGATTAGGAGACCCCCGTGGGGCTGACTGCATTCCTCAACAATACTGCTGGCATTGCTCAGCCAATCCCTTCTGGTATCGCCCCCCTCCCAGGGCCGTTCTCTTCCCGCTATGCTCGAACAGACATCGCCTACGATTACGCCATCGGAGGCATCCCTTTCATTTCAGGCGAGTCTCTGCGCGGCAGTTATTACCGTAAGGTTTACACTCGTTCCTTCTCCCCAATCCGCAAGGATCAGTTTGACAACCAGCAGGTGCCTGGTGAGCAGTCTCTATGGGGTTGGTGGCTACGAAGCCAGTCTAGCTTTAGCCAAGGAGGGGGCTCACAGTTCCTGGACACCACTCAGGACCCTCTGTTGGGAGAGCGTTTCTTCTATTCAGAAGGTGTGGATATGCTATCCACACCTGGGCAGATCTCCTTGCTCCAGACTACCACTGCGAATACTGGGAGCACTGGCCCTGTACAGCTCCGCGGAGCTAACAATGGGA